GAGGCAACCCAACCATGAGCCTATCCAAAGCCAAACAGCGGGCCGAATCCCTGGCCGACGCCATCCCCCACCGGCCCACCCGAGGCCCGTCCTCCTGCGCGGCCGACGACTGCCCGTTCATCGGCGTGAGCGACCGCGGCCGCGGCTTCCTGTGCGTCTGCCACGTGGACGCCGAGCCCCGCCTGTGGCCCGAGATCACCCGCGCGGCCCAGGCTCAGCGCTGGCTCGGCGACCTCATCACCGACGTGCAGCGGATGCACCTGCAACCCCGCAAAGGCGAGGACTGGCTGGCCCATGTGCACCGCATCATCGGCGACCACGACACGACGCTTTTGCCCAACGAGTGGGAGCGAAAGGACGCCGACCGCTACGCCTCGCGCCTGATGGGCGAGCTGCGGTTTTTCGTCGGCGCATCGACCCATCGGCCCGAGCCGTTCGTCCCGCTGCGGATTCGCAAGCCCGAGGCGTGGGCAAAGACGCGGATTGGGGGTGGTGTGCAGCCTGCCGCGTCCGAGCAGTCCGAGCGCGACGCCGAAGCGCGGCTGCAGGAGGCCAGCAGGCAAGCCCAGCAGCGCATCGCCGATTACGCCAAGCAGCGCGGGATCAGCTTGGGGGAGGAGGCGGCATGAGGACCGCAAACCGCGCGCGCGCATTTGGGGGTGCGGCATGAAGGCCGGGCACGACACGCGCAAGAAGCGCCAGGACGGCATACGCACGCCGGAAGACCTGCTCATGCGTTGCCGGATTGACGAGGCGACCGGGTGCTGGCTGTGGTCCGGCGCATGCTGCGAGGGCTATCCGCGGGTTTGGCTTGCCGATGTTGGCCGAGTCACCACCGGGCCCAGCGCCGCGTTCTACGTGTCGAGGGGTGGCCTGCCGCCTCAAGGCACGGTCGCGTACATGCGCTGCATCTGCCCGACTTGCGTGAACCCTGAGCACGTGCTGATCGGCACGAAGAAGCAGGCCGGGGCTCACCTGGCCAAGTCCGGCAAGCTCAAGGGCGACCCCGCCCGCGCTGTGCGAAACACGCTCAACGCGAGGCGCAGCATTGCCAAGCTCACGCCCGAAATCGCGGCCGAGATCCGGGCAAGTTCCGGGACTCTCGTTGAGCTGGGTCAACGGTTCGGCGTGGCTCCGTCTTGCATCAGCGCCGTGCGCACCGGCAAGACGTGGCGCGATTCGGTCGTGCATGGCGCCTCCGTGTTCTCGCTGGGGGCAGCATGACCATCGTCCTCGGCATCGACATCGGGGTAACGGGTGCCATCGCCGCGGTGGACTCGCGCGGCTCGTGCATGCTGCACGATCTGCCGGCCGAAGAGATCCCGGGCAATGGCCGGCGCAAGCGGCGCATTGATGGCCGCGCGCTCATGTTCCTGGTGCGGGACATGGTGCCGCCCGGTGAGGTGGCGCTGGCCGTGTTCGAGGACGTGCACAGCATGCCCAACGACAACGGGCCCAGCGGATTCAGCCTGGGCGACTCTCTGGGCTGTGTGCGCACGGTGCTGCAGATCGCTCGCTTCGACGTGCGCGCCGTGCAGCCTCAAGCCTGGAAACGGCACTACAGCATCAAGGCCGACAAGAACGGCAGCCTAGCGCGCGAGTGCGCAGTTCGGCTGTACCCGAATGCGGCTGCACTGCTCAAGCGCGTGAAGGACCACAACCGCGCCGACGCGCTGCTGATCGCGCACTACGGGCGGACGCTGCTGTGATGCTCATCCTCAAGCCCAAAGGCCGCGGCAACTGGTCGAGCGTGGTGGTGTCGATCAGGGGTGAGCACGTCTCGCCGCTGCTGGTGCGCAAGGGTCAAACCCTCGTGCTCGGCGGGATCACGTTTCGGATTTGTGAGGTGCTGGCTTGACATGGCCGAAGCGCCTCCCACCCGTGCAGCGCGTGGACTGGTTCCGCGTGCTGTGCGACCTCAAGTACTCGGGCCTCTCGCTCAAGACCATTGCGCTGTTCGTTGACGTCTCGAAGTCCGTGGTCATCGGCTGGAAGAACATCGACGCCGAGCCCAGGTATGTGGACGGGGAGCGCCTGATCGTGCTGTGGGAGCACATCACGCTCAAGACCCGCGACCAACTGCCGCGCCAGCAATAGGTCGGGAAGCAGACCGGGGTGCGGCGCAAAACTCCGCGCGACCCAACACCCGGAGACCGCACCATGGCAACCGCACAACGCCGCACCGTACAACTGCCCGGCGAGACCGCGCAGCCGCAGGCAGATCAAGCCGGCTTGGCGGCGCAAAACACCGGCGGCACCCCGTTCAGCGACACCGACCAAGCCGAGGGCCAGCCCCAAGGCGATGAGCAGGCCGAGACCAAAGACGAGCAGGTGGCGCGACTGATCGCCGAGAAGCGGGCCATGCAAGAGCAGATCGACCAGCTCACGCGCGGTCAATTCGCCAGCGGCAAGAACAAGCGCGGCGAGGATCTGCCCGACGCCAGCACCATCGACCCGACCAAGATCAAGACGCCTCGCCTCAGCAATACCGGCTGGGTGGTGCCCGTCTCGTTCCGCGGCAAGAAAGAGGCCTGACCATGTGCGGCGGCGGTGGCGGCTACAGCGCCGCGGACTCTGCGCGAGACCGCGAGGCTGCGCGTGCCCAGGCCGAAGCGCAGCGCCTGGCCGCCGACCAACAGGCCCAGGCCAACGCCAACAGCAAGTTGGCGGCGCGCCGCAGCCGCATGCGCGCGTCATCGCTGCTGGCTGCCGGCGCCACACCGATGAGCGCGGGCGCTGAGATCGGCCCGGCGCCGTCGGCAACGTCGAGCATCTTGTCGCTCGGCCGCAACTGAGGCGCCACATGGCCCAGCATCAACAAGCAGCCCCCGCGCCGGCTCAGGACGATTCCCGCGCTGTGGCCTATGTCAAGCGCCTGGGCCAGATGCAGAGCGCGCGCGCGGTGCATGAAGCAACGTGGCGCGAGTGCTGCGCCTACAGCGACCCGATCAAGGCCGAGGAGTTCACGGCATCGATCCCCAACGCCGGTACCGCGCTCAACAAGCAGGCCAAGCTCACCGATTCGACGCTGGGGGACTCGTCGCAAAGCCTGGCCGCGGCCATCGTTTCAGGCATGACGCCCGCCAGTTCGCAGTGGTTGAACTACGAGGTGGACGGCCAGACGGACGAGGAAAAGGCCTACCTCGAAAACGCGGCGACCATCGTTTGGTCGAACATCCACGCGTCCAACTACGACGCCGTAGCGCCAGAGTGCGCGAGCGACGAGGTGGACATCGGGTGGTTCGTCAAGTTCATCGACGAGGACCGTGAGCGCGGCGGGTACCACTTCGAGCAGTGGCCAGCCGGTCAGTGCTACATCGCAGCCAGCAAGCCCGGCGGCACAGTGGATACGGTCCTGCGCGACTACACACTGAGCGCGGAGCAGTGCGTCGCCGAGTTTGGTGGCGCGGTGTCCGACAAGGTGCGTGAGCTGGCCAAGACCAAGCCCGACGCGCCGGTGAAGCTGCTGCGCGTGATCGAGCCGCGCAAGGTGTACATGCCCGGCGCCAAGCTGGCGCGCAACCTGCCGTTCTCGTCCGTCACGCTGGAGCAGGACGGCAAGCGCATCCTCAAGGAGTCCGGGTTCCACGAGTTCCCCTGCGCCGTGCCGCGCTGGAAGATCCTCAAGCGCTCCGTGTACGCGACCGGCCCCGTGCTCACCGCGCTGCCCGACGCACGCGAGCTGAACGAGTGGAAGCGGTTGTTCAAGACGCAAGGGGAATGGGATCTCGCGCCGCCGCTGGTGGCGACCGATGACGGCGTGCTGAACCCCAAGACCATCACCATCGGCGCGCGCCGTGTGATCGTGGCCAACAGCGTGGACAACGTGAAGCAGCTGCCCAGTGCCGGCAACTGGCAGCTCGGCGTCGAGATGATCGCCGACCTGAAGCAGTCGATCCGCAAGACGATGATGGTCACGTACCTGGAGCCGCGCGACGGGCCGGCCGTGACCGCCACGCAGGTGCACGTCGAGGTGGGCCTGCTGCGCCAACTGCTGGGCCCGGTGTACGGCCGCCTGAAGTCGGAGTGGATCAAGCCCATGGCCGAGCGCTGTTTCGGCCTGGCCTTGCGCGCTGGGGCACTGGGTAAGCCGCCCGACTCCCTGGCGAACCGTGTTCTGCAGGTGACCTACAAAGACCCGTTTGCCCGCGCGCAGAAGCTCGAAGACGTGTCGGCCATTGAGCGCATGAACGCGAACATCGAGCAGATCGCTCAGTTCCGACCCGACGTGCTGGACATGGTGGACACCGACGAGGAAGTGCGCGTGATCTCCGAGGCCCTCGGGGTGCCGGCGCGCATCGTGCGCGACGAGCGCACCGTGAAGATGCTGCGCGAGGCCAAAGCGCGCGACGCGCAACAGCAGGCCCAGCAGCAGCAAGCTCAAGGCGCCCAGGCTGCCATGACTGATGCGATGGCCCGGCGCGTTGCCCAAGCCGCATGAGCGAGCGCAAGCCGGTTGAGCCCGGCGCCTACATGCGCGTGTTCGAGCTGCACCCGGAAGGGCAGCAGATCTTCGACGAGCTGGTCGCCAGGTTCGGCGGCAACCCATACCGAAAAGGCGGCGCCGACGCAGCGCGCCAGAGCGATTTCAACGCAGGCGCGCTTGAGGTGGTGAACCACATCGTGCGCCGCATCAACCAGGCACACGAAGGAGAGCGAGATGCTGGCACTGAAGAAACATTTGGCGTTGATGGCTGAAGCCGCGGGCGGCGACGGTGGGGATGGTGGCGGTGGTGGCGCGGCCGCTCCAGCCGCGGCGCCGGCAGCTGCACCCGCAACACCCGCAACACCTGCAGCTACTGCAGCACCTGCGCCGGCCGCCCCAGGAAGCTCACTACTCGCCACCGGCGCGCCTGCACCGCAGCCGCTGGCTGAGCGCATCCCCGAGAAGTATCGGGTGATGGGCGCTGATGGGAAGTTCGACATCGAGGCTTCGTTCGCCAAGGTGGAGGAAGCACGCGGCCATCTGGAAAAGCGCCTCGGCTCAGGGGACGTGCCGCCGGCCGCGGTGGGCGACTACAAGGTGAGCGTGCCCGATGCGCTGAAGGAATCGCTGGCCTCCTGGGATATGGCCAAGGACGAGAAGTTGCAGGCGTTCTTGGGCGACGCGCACAAGGCCGGGCTCACACAGTCGCAGCTCGACATCGTGATGGGCCGGTACTTCGATCTTGCCCCGCAGTTGCAGGCCGCGGCGCAGACGCTCACGCCAGAGCAGCGCCAGGCCAAGGGTATCGAAGACCTCAAACAGGTTTGGAAGACCGACGCCGAATTCACGGCGGGCACACGCGAGGCATTCAAGGCCTTCAGCCAGTTCGGCGCGAAGGCGGGCATCACGCTGCAGCAGATCGAGGAATCGGGCCTGGCCGACAACCCGCTGTTCGTGCGGCTGTGGGCGGCAGTCGGCCCCGAGCTGAACGAGGACACGGCGCCGATCACCGATGGATCGCCCGCCGCCGGCGATTGGGCCGAACAGGTGGCCGCTCTCAAGGCAGAGCGCAACGCCATGCCTGAGAAAGACCCGCGGCGCGCGCAGGTGCAGGCCAAGATCAATGCGCTTTACACCAAGCGCTACGGAGACGGCCCAGCAGATTGACGGTCGGGAAACAGACCCAGCTACTGCAAGACCATCGCGGGCAACGAATGAGGCCCGTGGTGGCACACGGACACCCTCAAGGCAGCCCGTCAGATCGCACGCTGTAGCCGGCGGTGATCCACGCAGCAGGCCCGGGACACCCGGACACCCTGATTAGGCGAACAACCTTTTCGGAGTCCGCACCATGTCTACCGCTCCCACGATCACCGCTGCGTTCAAGCAGCAGTTCCACGACCAGTTCATCGAGGCCACGCAGCAGAAGGAATCGCGCCTGGAGGCGTGCGTTCTGAACCGCGGCACGATCTCTGGCAGCTCGTTCACGATCAACCGCACCGGCAGCGTCGAGATGCAGGCCGTGACGACCCGCTACGAGGACAAACAGCCCTCCAACATCGACAACCACACGCGCGTGATCTACATGCAGGATTACGACGCGATGGTGCCGGTAGATGGCTTCGATCTGCCCAAGCTGGCCGCCGACCCGACGTACAAGTACGTGGACCTGCTGGTGGCCGCCGCGAACCGCCGCAAGGACAAGACGATCTATCGCGCCCTGATCGACGCCGTGAACTACAAGACGGCCGAGAACAGCGCGTTCTCGTCCGCCACGGTTCCGACCGCGCAGAAGATTGCCACCGGCGCCACGGCCTTCACCAAAGCCAAGGTGATCTATGCGCAGTCGCTGTTCCGCAAGAACGAGTGCGATGCGATGGCCGGCGAAGAGCTGTTCATCGCCTACGACGACAACGTCGTGCGCGCGGTGCTGGCCGACACCACGCTGACTAGCGCCGACTATATGGCCGTGCAGATGCTGGAGGCCGGGCAGATCGCCAAGAACTGGTGCGGTTTCACGTGGATCCCGTTTCAAGACCTGGACGACGGCGCGGGCGGCACGACCGAATCGCGCACCGTGGCGTGGTGCAAGAGCGCCATTCACTTCGGCACGGGCATCGAGACGAAGACCGACGTTTCCGAGAACAAGCAGAAGCGCGGCCATCCGATGGAGTCGTATGCCTGGATGTCGCTGGGCGCCGGCCGGGCCGACGAAAACAAGGTGGTCTGGATCGACTACCTGAACGCCTGATCCACACCACAACCGAACACTGAAAGGACACCATCATGGCTGTCGTTGCCCTCAAGGCTACCAACATCACGCAGCAGGACACCGGCCTGCGCACCCAGGCTGCGGCCTGCCTCGGCCCGCGCCGGCTGTACGACGAGGCTTCGACCGTCGAAGTCACGAACGGCGATTCGATCGGCTCGACCTACCGCATGCTGCGCGTCAAGTCGTCCGACCGCATGTCCAGCCTGCAGATCTTCTGCGACGCGATCACTTCGGCGGCGGCCGACGTGGGCCTGTACGACATCGCGGCCAACGGCGGCGCGGTGGTGGACGCCGACTTCTTCGCCTCAGCCCAGTCCATCGCCACCGCCATCACGGTGGGCACGAACATCCTGCACGAGTCCGGCGTGGTGGACATCAGCGAGGTCGAGCAGGCCATCTGGCAGCTGCTGGGCCTGACGTCTGACCCGAACAAGGAATACGACGTTGCGCTGACGCTGACCGCGGCAGCCACGGCCACCGGTACGGCGACCCTGCTGGGCCGCTACACCCGGGCGACTTGATCGGACGCCTCCCTGTCTCTCCTGGTGGTTGTGCTTCGGGGCGCTCGAAAGGGTGCCCCGTTTTTGTTTGAGGGCTCGATGACATGACGACCAAGGTTTCCATCTGCTCGCAGGCGCTGCTGATGCTGGGCCAGAAGCCTATCGCGTCGTTCTCGGAGCCGAGCACCGGCGCGACGCTGGCGTCGAACCTGTACACGTCGGAGAAAGAGGCGCTGCTGCGTGAGCACCCGTGGAACTGCTGCACGCGCCGCGCGGTGCTGGCGGCCTCAGCGACACCGCCTGCCCACTACTACACGGCCACGTTTCCACTGCCGGCCGACTGCGTGCGCCTGCTGAGCGTGGGTGACGACGATGATCCCGTCGATTACCGGCTGGAGAAAGAGGGCATCCAGTCCGACGGCGATGCGCTGAATATCCGCTACGTGGCGAACCTGGATGAATCCCTGTGGGACTCCAAGCTGGTGAACCTCATGAAGCTGAAGATGCGCGCCGTCTTCGCGTACCCGGTCACCAAGAGCACCAGCCTTGCCGACCTGTGCGCCGCCGAGTTCAACGACGCGCTGAAGAAGGCCAAGACCATCGACGGCCAGGAAGACCCACCCGAGCAGCTGGGGCAATCCGGCGTGCTGGCGGCGCGCGAGGGGAGGGCCTGACCGTGCCGAAGGTTCCGCAGGTTCAGACCAACTTCACGGCCGGCGAGCTGTCGCCCAAGCTATTGGGGCGCGTTGACATTGGCCGCTACAACAACGGGGCGGCCGAGCTGGAGAACGTCATCCCGATGGTGCAGGGCGGCGTGCGGCGGCGCGACGGCTCGCGGTACATCGCGGCAGCCAAGAACGCCAACAAGCGCGCGCGGCTGATCCCCTTCGTCTACAGCAGGAGCCAGGCGTTCATGCTGGAGGTGGGCGACCAGTACATCAGGTTTTTCAAGGCCGACCGCACGCGCGTGGAAACCTCGCCCGGCGTGGCCTATGAAATCGCCTCCCCCTACACCGAGGCGGTGCTGAGTGAGATCGACTACACGCGTGGCGCCGACACCATGTTCTTCTGGCAGGAGCTGGTGTACCCGCGCCGACTGCGCCGCTTCGCTGACACGAACTGGGTGCTCGACACCTGCCCGTTCGACCCGGCGCCGTTTGACGAGATCGGGTTTCGGCCCGCTGCCACGCTGGCGCTTTCCGCCACCACGGTGGGCACTGGCCGCACCGCCACGGCTGGCGCCGCTACATTCCTGGCCTCCGACGTGGGCCGCCACATCTGGGCCGGCTCCGGCGTGGCCGAGATCACCGCCTATACCGACACCACGCACGTGACGGTTTCGATCACCTCGGCGTTCGACTCGGCGTCCTATGCGGCCGACGCGTGGGAGGTGCGCGAGTCTCCGCAGACCACGTGCACGCCGTCGGCGGTGGGCACGGTGGGGGCAACCATTCAGCTCACGCTGAGCGCGGCCGGCTGGCGCTCTGACGATGTCGGCAAGTGGGTGAGGATCAACGACGGCTTGGTTCAGATCACGGCCTACACCTCGACCACCGTGGTGGACGCGAAGGTGTTGATCGTGCTGACCACCGCTGTGGGCGCCATAGCCAACGCCTGGACACTCAACGCGGCGGTGTGGAACAGCCACGACGGGTATCCCTGCACCGGCACGCTGTTCGAGCAGCGGCTGATTGCGGCGGGCTCACCAGGCTACCCGCGCACGGTGTGGGGCTCGGAGACCGGCATACCGTTTTCCTTCCTGCTGGGCACGGCCGACGACGAGGCATTCAGCTACACGGTGGACGCCGACGAGGCTGACCAGATCCGCTACATCAGCGCGATGGAAGCGCTGGTTGTGCTGACTTACGGCGGCGAATTCACGCTGACGGGCGGTGTGGAGAAGCCCTTGACGCCCACCAATGTGAAGGCCAAGCCGCGGAGCAACAACGGCTGCGCCCAGGTGCGGCCGTGCCGCGTGCGCAACGAGGAGCTGTTCGTGCAGCGCGCCGGCAAGAAGGTACGCGCCGCCAGCTTCAACGAAGAAACGGGCATATGGGCGGCGCCTGATATGTCTGTGCTGGCCGAGCACATCGCGGCCGAAGGCATCACGGAGTTGACCTGGAAGCAGGAGCCCGACGGCCTGGTGTACGGCACGCGAGAGGATGGCGCGCTCGCCTCCGTGACGTTCGACCGAGACCAGGACAACACCGTGGCATGGGCCCGCCAGACCATGGATGGTGGCGTGATCGAGAGCGTCGCCACGATCCCAACCGACGACGGCGAAGACACCTGGATGCTCGTGCGCCGCACCATCAACGGCAGCACGGTGCGCTACATCGAGGTTTTCGACTCGACCCTGTACACGGATTGCGCCAAGACGGCGACCAGCGTCCCGGGCGCCACGACGTGGACCGGGTTCGACCACCTGAACGGTGAGCTGTGCGACGTGATGGCCGACGGCGTGCCGATGCCGCAGGTGACGGTAACCGGCGGGTCGTTCACGCTGCCACGCAAGGCCTACAGCGTGGAGTGCGGCAAGCGCTTTGCGCCGCGCATCAAGTTGCTGCCGCCAGACGTTGGGCAGGGCCAGTCTCAGGGCAGTGCCATGTCGTTGTCGGCGCTGTACCTGCGCTTCCTCAGCACCGTGGGCTGCTACGTCAACGGGAGCCCGATCCCGTTTCGACAGCTCGGCGATGGCGTGCTGGATTCGCCCATCGAGCCGTTCAGTGGCATCAAGGCCGCGTCGCCACCGCTCGGGTGGGAGATCAACGATGCGCCCATCGAGATTACCCAAGTGGAGCCCGGCCCCTTCACGTTGCTGAGCGTGGTTCGGGAACTGACGTTCAACCAAGGATGAGCATGCACATTCGAGCCGCCATGCAATCCGACATCCCCGCCTTGGTGGACATTGCGCGCGCGATGCACGCGGAGTCGCCGCGCTACAGCCGCCTGACGTTCGACGGCATGAAGGTGCGGCAAACGCTGTCGGCCCTGCTGCACGACTCCGCGGGGTTCGTGGCGGTGGCCGAGCGTGGCGGCCGTATCGTTGGCGCGCTGGCCGGTTTCATCGCGCCGGATTGGCACAGCGTGGAGCCCATCGCGCATGACATGGGCCTGTTTGTGGAGCAAACGGCGCGTGGGGCATTCATAGCGCCACAGTTGGTGGCCAGCTTCAAGGCGTGGGCGCTTGAACGCGGGGCCGCATTTGGCACTTGCGGCATTTCCACCGGTGTGGCCGTGGAGCAAACAGCCGCGCTGTACGAGCACCTGGGCATGCGCTACGTCGGCCCGATCTACGAATTCACAGGAGCCTGAGCATGTGCACGGGGATGGAAATACTTCTGCTTGGCGGTACGGCGCTCGGCACCGCCTACGCCGGCATGAAGCAGGCCGACGCCATCGAGCAGGCCGGTATCGAGCAGGGCAAGACGCTCGCTGCGCAAGCCGGGCAAGAGCTGGACGCGGCAAACGCCGAGGCTCAGGCCCGCCGAGATGCCGCGCGCTACCGCCAGGGCGAGGCCACGGCAGCGCTGGCGGCTTCCGGCGTGTCGGTTGCCGACGGCACGCCCCTGGTGATCGCGCAGGACATCTGGAAGCAGAGCGAGAGCGACGCCCTCAACACCATCATCAACGGCGGCCGGCGCTCCAGCTACCTGGAAAAGCAGGGCGTCGCCGCGGCCAAGGCGGCCAAGGACCAGGCCCAGGCGACGCGCATTCAAACCGTGTCGTCCATCATGCAGATGGGGGCCAACGCAGCCACGGCCGGCGGCTGGCGTTCGGCTGGGCCTGGCTTCAGCGGCACCCAGGCGCCGGCACCGGTGCGCACCATCACCATCGGGGGCTGACGCATGAAGATCCCAGACGCTACCGGCTTCGGCCAAGTGCTGGCGCAGCCCGAGCAGGCGCAGCAGGTGCGGCCCAACGTGGCCGCCAGCCAGGCCACGATGCAGCTTGCTCAGACGGCCGGCGGCATTGCCATCGACAGCATGGCGGCCGAGACGCGCCAACGCCTGCACGACAAGAAGCTGGCCGAGGATGCGGATGCAGCACGGCGCCGCGTGCAGATGATCAACGACGCGGCCGACCTGCAGGACACGGTAAACCGCGGCGTGCTCGACGGCACGATACCCAAGGACAAGGCGGGCCAGGAGTGGGCGGCCAGGTTCGGCGACATGATGAAAGGCCGGCTCGACGGCGCGGCACCGGACTACGCCGGCATGCTCCAGGTGGAGGCCGAGAACCTCCAGCGCAGGGGCCTCAACGGCGTGAACGACGCGGTATACAAGCGAACGCAGCAGGACACGCACGCCAATCTGATGGGTCTGCGCGAGGAATCACAGCGCATGGCCACGCGAGACCGGCCGCGCGCGATCAGCGAATACTTCGCCCAGATCGACAGCATGGGCCCGGCTGCCGGGATGAACCCGGCGCAGATCCAGGCGGAGAAGCAAGCGTTCAAGGAGCAGACGGCCTACACCAACGCCTTCGCCATGGTTCGCGGCGCGTCGCGTGATCTGGGGGCCGTGAAGGCCGCGCGTACTGCGCTGGGCTCAGACCAGTTCTCGGACCTGGACCCGCAGCATGCAGCCGCCCTGCATGCCCAGCTCGACGGTTACGAGGTGAACATCCAGCAGCGGGCCGAGATCGCGGCGCAGCGTGCGGAGCGGCTGCGCATGGCCCAGCTCGCCCGCGCCGAGGCTACGTTCAAAGCAGCACAGGCGCGCACCGATGCCGGTATTCCAGACAGCCCAGACCAGACCGCTGCCACAGTTCAAGACCTGGCTGGAACGCCCTACCTCGACAGCTACAAGGCCATCCAGCAGCAGGCGCGCGAGATAGGCGGTGCGGGTGCGCTGCCGGTACCGGTGCTCAAACAGCAGATCGACGCGCTGATGGCCAAGCGCGCGCAGGAAGGCGCAAGCGAAGGCCTGGACAACCGCATCAAGGCGCTGCAGAAGGTGTCCGACGCGCAGCAGGCGGGCTACCGGGCGGACGCGTGGGGAGAGGGGCTGCAGCGCGGCGTCATCACCAGCGTTCCGCCGCTCGACATGCGCAGCTTCGACACGCTGGCCAGCAGCCTGCAGGCGCGCAAGCAGGCCGCCCAAGTTCTGGGTGTGGCCGCCGGTGAGCCGGTCAGCCTGTTGCGGCCAGACGAAGCCAAGATGGTGGCCGGCCTGTTTGACAAGCTGACGCCAGCCGAGAAGAGCGGCATGGTGGGCACGCTGTACAGCCAGCTCGGAGCGGCCAACGCGATGGCCACGTTCAAGCAGATCGGCAAGGACGACGCCCTGCTGACCGTGGCCGCCGGCCTGCATGGGCAGCAGACGCAGCGGCAGTCGTCGTTCCTCGGCATCCACTACGGCCAGACCGAAAACCGGAGCGTGCCGCAGTTGATCTTCCAGGGCGCCGATCTGGTGGCGAAGAAGCAAGTGAAGCTGCCGGAGGACCCGGCCCGCAACGCCGTGTTTCAAGAGTACATCGGCAACGCGATACCCAACCCACAGGCCCGCCAGGCTGCCGCCGAGGCCACGGATGCGATCTATGCAAAGCTCGCGTTTGAGGCCGGGCACTTTGACGACGACAAGGTGGACGCCAGGCTCTACAAGCGTGCGGCCAACTTCGTCACCGGCGGATTGCTGGAGTGGAACGGCGGAAACAAGATCTTGCCGCCGGCCTACGGCATGCCGGAGGGCCGGGCCCGTGAGGTGCTGATGAACATCACGCCCGCGCAGGTGAAGGCCTGGGGCGGCGTAGCTGGCATGACCGATGAGCAGGCGGCCGAGTACATCAGGACCGCGCCGCTGGAGTCCCAGACCATCGGCAAATACCGCGTGCAGGCCGGCGGCGGCATCTTGCACAACAAGACCGGCGGCGCCTTTGAGATGAGGTTCTGACCATGTGGGACGAGATCACGCCAGACGCCCAGGCGGCGCACACGCGGGAGCAATTGAGCCGGCCGGTTGACCTATCCGCCCCCGCGCCGGGTGTCTTCCACAACCTGGCGGGCGGCGCCGGAACCTACTTCATGCGCTCCATGGCCGAGGCCGGCCGGGGGCTTGATCTGCTGGGCAGCGTGATCCCGGTTGCGCACGACGCCATCGTCGGCGGCACGTCCAACCAGGAACAGTATTTCAAGGAGCACGACGATGTTTTCGGGCGTGCGGTGGACTACTGGACGCCCAAGCCCGGCGAGGTGGGTGCGGCCGGCGAGGTGCTGGGCAGCGTCTCGGGCAACCTGCTGCAGTTCGCCACGAACCCGGTGCTGGCTCTGAACACCGCGCAGATGGGCACCAGCGAAGACCTGGTGAAGCAGGGGGTCAGCGCGCAAGCAGCTGTAGGCGTTGGTGAGCTGGCCTCCCTGGGGCTGGTTGCCGGCATCAAGATCCCCATCGTCGGCAAGACGCTGGCGCAGCGCGTGGCCACCGGCGTGGCGGGCAATGTAGGCCAGGGCGTGGCCCAGGCCGCAGCAAGCCGCCTGTACCTCAACGCCGCAGGCGCACCCGAGCAGGTGGCGGCTCAGTTCGACCCGTGGGATTTGAAGGCGCGCACCATCGACACGCTGATGGGCGCGGCCTTCGGTGTTGCGGCGCACATCGGCGCACCAAAGCAAGAGTTCACCCAGCAGCAAAAGGACGCCCTGATGCTGGTGAACCAGGCCCGCCACCTGGAAGAAGCATCGAGCCCCGGCCGGCCGGCGACCGAGGCGGACCTGACCAAGACCGTGGCGGCCACACGCGAGGCCATCGACCAGATATTGCGCGGCGAGCCGGTGGCGGTCGACAACCTGGCGCGCGACGTGACCATCGAGCCCGATGCCGCAAAGCAGGCGCAGCACGCCGAAGCGGCGGCGGTGATCGATGAGGCGCTGCCCAAGCCAGCCAAGCCCATCGAGGCGCCGAAGATGATGGACGCCGTGGAGCCACCGCCCGACGTGCCAGGCCAGGCCAAGCCACGGGACGGCGCAGCGCCAGCGCCGCAGTTTCCCGACACCGTGCGTCTACCGAGTGGCGAGTTCGACCCGAAGACGGGCGAGCCCACCACCGTGAGCGCAAACGACTACATCGCCAAGGCGCACGCGGAGCTGGCGGACGCCAAGGCCCGCGGCGCCGAACTGTTCCGGGCCGCCGCCGGCTGCCTGCTGGGGAGCCTCTGACATGGCCGATTTCACCCGCTGCATATCCGCGCTGAACAAGGCCGCCGGCCGCGAGCTGAGCGCCGACGAACTGCAAGGCATGTTCGACAAGATCCAGAAGACGGCGCGCGACCTGAAGGCCGGCCGGATCGAGCCGGCGAACGGGCCTCAGAACCTGGCTAGCCCGGAAGGGTTGATCCAGCATGCCGCCGAGATCGAGGCCCAGAACATGATCGCGGAGGCCGAGCGCAAGGCGCGCAACGCGGTGCAGGACGCCAAGACGGTGGCCACGCGCACCGCAGAAATAGAGCAAATGAAGGCCGCCGGGATGAGCGGCTTAGAAGCTGTGCAACGACTAATAGAGAACCGCGCGGACGGGAGAACGGATATGTTCTCTCTGGAGGCGAAGTATCACGGCGTAAGCCGATATTTGCAGTCCAGGGTGCAAGACACATGGGCAGCAATGGATCGTAGCTTCCTTGAATACTTGCAGCGCGAAGACAAGTTCACGGTTCTGCTGCGGGAGATTCGAGGCGAATACACCGGGGACGCGATAGCAAAAAAGGGGGCCAAGGTATACCTAGATGCAGCGGAAGAGGCGCGCGGCTGGTTCAACGAGAGAGGCGGAAAAATCGGACACCTGGAGAATTGGGGGGGGCCGCAGCATCATTCCCAGGATCTTGTGGCGCGAGCCGCGGCGGCTGAGTTTTTGCAATCTCTTCCTCCAGAAAAGCGCGTGTTGGCTTACATGAAAGATAAGGTGCCGGGTAGAGAACAAAATCAGCGCGCATGGGTTGATTTTGTAATGCCGCTTGTCGATAGATCAAAGTATGTTGACCCGGCAGGCAATCATATGAGCGATTCTGCCGTCAGAACATTTCTTGAAAAATCCTGGGAATCAATTGCCACTGGCGGAGTAAACAAAATAGAGCCGGGTCAGCCAAGCGGCAAAGGTAGTGTTGCCAATCGGCACAGCGAAGCGCGACAAATACACTTCAAGGACGCGGATGCCCAAATCAAATACTGGAAACGGTTTGGTGATCGAACTGTTCCAGAGGTTCTGCTTGGTCATCTCGATACGATGGCTAAAGACATCGCATTCTTAGAACACTTCGGCCCAAACCCTGACGCCACTTTTAGATTTTTGCGCGACACGGAAATGAAGGCCGCAATTGAAGCCGCCCCTGAAAAGCGCGGCAATACTGAGTCTCAATTGTTCGACCTAAATAGGGCATACAACTATGCGGCCGGAATTACCACTCCGGTGGCGAACCAGCGTATAGCGAACACATTTCAAGCCGCCCGCAATTTGGCATCTTCCGGAATGCTGGGCGGGGCATCTCTTGCATCTTTGTTTGGCGATAAGCCGATGTTTGAGGCAATGGCCAGGCTCAACAATTTGCCGTCCATGCAGCTATGGCAAAACGAAATGCGCCTCCTATCAGGTAAAAAAGGCGGCGCGCAGGAGCGCAGGCTTTTGCGTCGCCAAGGTCTGATGCTTGAGTACATGCAGACATCATTGCATCGCTTCGGTGATGATTTTGGATCCTCCTCGCTTACCGGGAGGCTCGCGAACGGAGTAACGAAGGTTACGGCACTTGGCTGGACGAATGACATGCGCCGCGGTTCCTGGGCGCTCACCGCGATGGATGCCATTGGGCACCTCACGCGCACCAAGGAGTGGGCCAGCATCGACGCCGACGATACAAGGCTACTCCACAGCTACGGGATCACCGAAACCGATTGGCGTGTCTGGAAACTGGCCGAGCTGGCAGACCTGGGCCACGGCAACGACACCGCGCTGACGCCCGAGGCGATCATGAAGATCCCCGACGAGCAACTGCACGCCGAGTTCCCGGAACGATTCCAGGAAGTTAGAGACGCGGTCGCATCCAAGACGGCTGAACTGTCGCGGAGAAACTCCCAGGAGCTTCAATGGATCAGCGGCCGAATATCAAAGTTTGACGATGCGCGCGACGCGCTAAATCGCTGGGTCAAGGATCGCCAGTCTCGCAGGCTGAAGGCTAACGAGGATGCAACAGGCCCGATGCTAGAGCGAATGGCTTTACTGGACGCTCAGCGTGAGCGCGCCAAGCTGCAAGCCGATATGGAAGCAGACTTCAACCGACTATCGACTCAGGGAGAGATGCGCGCATTCCTAAATGCGGTCGAGGACGGCGCCAGCGCAGACCTAACAGACGTTGGTGGAGACTTTGGAAGAGGAGGGGTAAGGTCAGAAGTTCGTGGCGCCCTTAACGCGGCTCAATCAATCGGGCGCCGATACGGACGGGCTCAAGGCCGCCTTGAGCAACGCATGCGTGAAATTCAAACGCGGATCGGCCAGATGGATAGACAAGCTGGATCGTCAGCAAATGCCGACGCGAAACTTGTGAAGAAGAAGGCCGACGCCATGGCGTCAGATCTTGCTGATTTCATCAAGAGAAGCCAAGAGCGCCAAGCAAGCAGGCAGGCCGTCATCGACAAAGTAACGGCGTCGGAAGGACAAAACATCGCGCAGGCAGCCCGTGATATTCGCCGCGACGCGATGGTCAAGTTCCTGGGCGCGCTCACCTCCGAATCCCACCTTGCCGTAATTGAACCAGGGTGGCACGAGCGCGCGATCATGTACGGCGGAATACAGCGCGGAACCATGAAGGGCGAGCTCATCAGGAGCTTCTACCAGTTCAAGGCGTTTCCGTTCACGCAATTCGAGAAGATGATCGAGTTGGGGGCGTCACGTCCAACCATGGGAGGCAAAATAGGGTTCTTGGCCATGGTGCCCGTTATGCAGACTATTGCCGGGGCCATGCTGATCCAGACTCAAGAAATACTCGCCGGCAAAGACCCTCGCCCCATGTGGGATTGGAAGTTCATGGCGGCGGCATTCCTGAAGGGTGGGAGTCTCGGGCTCTACGGTGATTTCCTCTTCAGCCAAAGCGGCACAACGCGCCACGGTTCTGGCCCCCTGGAGGCGGCAGCTGGTCCGGTAATTGGCAGCTTCGCGGATTTGGTATCGCTGGCCGCCAAAGCACCCGGGCTGATCAACGCCGGCAAGGATCCACAGGTGGCGGCCAAGGCGCTGAACATCGCGAAGGGCTACATTCCCGGGCAGAACCTCTGGTACACCAAGGCCGCCACCGACCACCTGATTTTCCAGGCGGCGCAGGAGGCGTTAAACCCTGGGTACCTGTCTTCCATGCGCAGCCGCAACAGGGCAGAGTTCGGGAATGATTTCTGGTGGGCTCCGGGCGAGGCCACACCAGACCGGGCGCCGGACATAGGAGCAGCCTTTGACAGCCGTAATTGAGTGGTTCTTGTCCGTGGTGGCGCTGATGGTCTTGATGGCCTGGTGCGTGCTGTGCGCCGGCGTGGCCGGCCGCCTGGCGCAGGCGCTGCCGGTGTATGGGCCCATCGAAGCGGCTGTGGTGAGCGTGGCCACCTTCGCGGGCTTGGGCTTTGCGCTGTGGAGCGTGAAGCGGCTATTTGGCCGCTGGCTATAGGAGGACGAGATGCGGCAAGACCAATACGAGCGCCTGCAGGCCCTTGAGGAAAAGCTGATTGACGTGTTCCTCGGTGAGGCCGAGCCCACGGAGTGGCCTGGCCACGGAATGAAAATGGCGGCCATGGATTCGCAGACCCGCGGGGATCGCTACTGGGTGAAGAAGAACGCGGCCGCGACAGGCATCCTCGCCCAGCGTGTGGCGGGCATGATCCACCAGACCCAGATGGGCGGCGCTGGCACGCAGCCACCCAACGGCAGCGGCGACCAGGCTGATGGCGAGCGCCAACTGGACGCGGAGATAGCCAGCGCCGAGCGCGAGGCGGAAAAGCTGCTCCGCGACGTACAGGCCGGTTCAAAAAAGGCCGCCTTCGACAAGCGCGTGCATGGCAAGTCATGACGTCAACTTCCTGACGTTCTTCATCATCTGGGCGCGAGTCCAGGGATGGAAGGTTCCGCTGCTGCATGTGCGCATCTGCCAGTGGCTTGAACACTGCGACGCGCCGGAGCGCGTGCTGATGGTGTTTCGCGGGGCGGCCAAGAGCACGATCTATGCAGTCTTCAAGGCCTGGAAGCTCTACCGAGACGTGACGCGCCGCTCGCTTGTGTGGTCTGCTGACGGGCCCACGGCCGAGATGCTGACGGCCGACGTCATCAACGTCTTACGCAACCACCCGCTGACGGCGCACCTGCTGGGCGGCCGCAAGCCCGGCAAAAAGCGGTTCTGGGTGAACGGAGCCAAGGATGCGCGGAACGCGAGCATGCGCGCGGTGGGCGTGGACTCCAACGCAACCGGCGCGCGCGCAGATGATGTGGACTTCGACGACGTCGAGGTGCCCGGCAACATCGAGACGCCCGAGGCCCGCGCCAAGCTGCGCCACCGGATCAGCGACAGCACGCACATTCTGGTTCCCGGTGGGCAGGCGACGTATATCGGCACGCCCCACACAACGGATTCGATCTACCCCGAGCAGATAGCCGGCGGCGCTGCCGTGCTCAAGATCCCACTGTTCGAGCACTCCATTCGCTACACCGAGACGGACAAGCGAACGCGCTACAAGGTGCTGTTCGAGCCCGGCGCCGATGGCCTGTACGTGATGACCGGCATCCACAAGGGCGCGCGCATGTTGGTGGATGGACGCGACTACAGGATGGAGCGCGGCGAAGTCGTGTTCTCGGCCCCGCCCGGCGCGGTGCTGGACATTTGCACCGGCTGCGCCTGGCCGGATCGCTTCGATCGCTCGGAGATCGAGCTGCGCAGAAAGAAGACGCGCACCCTCAACGCGTGGGATAGCCAGTACATGCTCGAAGCCAAGCCCATCGGCGAGATCCGGCTCGACCCGTCCAAGATGCGGCTCTACGACGTGGAGCCCACCTTTCGCACGATCAATGGCGAGCCCACCATGTGGCTCGGGAAAACCCAGATCGTCAGCGCCTCGCTGCGGTGGGATCCATCGGGCGGCAAGGTCAACAGCGACGTGTCGGCCCTGTGCCTCATCCTGCAAGACGTGCTGGGCAATCTCTACTGGCACCGCGCGGTGGGCCTCACCGGACCCACAGCGAAGATCAGCGACGACGGCCGCATCGAGGGCGGCCAGGTGTGGGAGATCGCCGACCTGATGCAAGAGCTGGGCCTGACGCGCTGCAAGATCGAAACCAACGGCGTGGGAACCAATGCGCCAGACCTGCTGCGCGGCGCGCTGAAGGCTCGCCGGATACCCGCCGCAGCGGTGGGCGAGCACGAGGTGCGCAACAAGAACAAAGCGATCCTGGGTGCCTTCGACGGCCCGCTGAGCAGCGGCCTGTTGTGGGCGCACGTGAGCGTCATGGAGGTGGTGGAGGATCAGATGCGCGACTGGAACCCGGCCGTGCAGCAGCAGCCCGACGACTACCTGGACGCAGGGGCCAAAGCCATAGCCGACGAGCCGGTGAGGGTGGGGCGTGTGCCGGGGACGGTCGGGAAACAGACCCGCGCTCACCGCGACGATTGGCGCCCAGCAGCGGGCACTCACGAAATGACGGTCATCCTGAGCGAATAGCGCTCGACCACGGGCCCGCGCGCCAAAGCGCGAGGCCCCATGCCAGTCGATTCCCAGACCCCCGTCATCAGCTACAACGGCAACGGCGCCACGCTGGTGTTCGCGTTTGGCTTCGCCATTCTGGACGAGGCCGATCTGTACGTGAAGGTGAACGGCTCACTGGTCAGCACCGGGTATTCCGTGTCTGGCGTTGGTGATCCAGCTGGCGGTGCCGTTACCTTCGTCACAGCCCCGGCGTCCGGAACCGGCAACGTGGTTCTGTACCGCGAAGTTGCCCTGGAGCGCCAGACCGATTACCAGGAAAGCGGCGACTTGCTGGCTGCAACGCTGGACGCGGACATCGACCGGATTTGGCACGCGATGCAGGACCGCGCAGCATCCGAGTCGAGAGCCCTGCGCGCACCGTTTGGCGAGACGCTGGATGAATTGCCGGCAGCCAGTTCGCGCGCGCTGCGAGTTCAGGGGTACGACGCCGACGGACAGCCGGTGATGCTTACGCGCACCGACGACGGCGGTGCGGCTCTTGCGCTCGACATGCTCGACGCCGACACCCCCGGCAAGGGCGCGGAGATGATGGCGGTAAAAGGGTCGCTCACCGGCGAGGTGAAGAAGAACCTAAGCGCAAGCCTGAACCTCAAGGTCAAGGGACTGAAAAAGAACTTCGGCGCCTCGCTTAATGGCACCGACAACGACTACTCGCCCCTGCAAAACGCGTGTCAGGCCGACGGGAAGATCATCGAGATCGAAGACGGCACGTGCCTGTACAACACCGCTATCAGCGCGCCAACGTGCGAGGCCATTGTCGGGTGGGGGTCGGAGGCCTCGTTCCTGAAGATGGGGGCCTCTGTTGCCGAGGGGCTGTCGATCACCGGAGCCAATGCGCCGACGCTACTGCGAGGCTTCACTCTGCTCGGCAACGCGGTCAACAACGCCCGCGGGATCGTGTACGGCAAAGGGGCCCTGACGGCCAATGTGCTGGTTGAGCAAGTTGCGGTGCGCGACCTGATCGGCACGGGGGCAATCGGCGCTTACTTCCGAGACATCGTGCTGTCTCAGTTCGTGATGACGCAGTACCAGAACTGCAGCACGAACATGCGCATTGAGGGCCAGACGCTACAGCCGACCACGCTGGCGTTCGTCGGTGGCGTGACCGAAACGTCGCTCGGACGCGGCCTGGAGATCATCTCCGTGACCGGCTGCGAGTTCGTGGAGAAGTTCACGGCGCAGGCCAACGCGATGGAGGGCATAGCTCAAGTGCCCAACGCCACCAACGCACTCGGCGTTGTGTACTCCGGCTGCTGGCTGGAGGGCAACTACGGGGCTGACACGACGAAGTATCAGTTCGTCGCCACGACCACCGGAGCAGCGACGAACCGCTTCACGCTTGAGCGCGGCGAAATCTCAGGCAGCGTGGCGACGGCCAAGGCCATCAAGATCGACGGCGCATTCAACTCGGGGTGGCGAATCATCGACACCCAGGTGCCGAACCTTACTGGGCAAATCTATGTTGGGACAGGCGGCTACGGCCGCATCCTGCTGCCCGGAAACCTCACCTACGACACCGTTGTGGACGACGCGCTGCGCTTGGCCATCAACGACAACGAACACCTCGATGCGTGGACCGCCTGGACGCCAACGTATTCGTCCAGCTCGGGCAATGCCGCAACCACCTACACAGGCCCTGGAACCGTGACCACCGCATCGGCGCGGTGGAAAAAGATCGGCAAGACCCTGAACCTGAGCATCAGCTTCAGCGCAACGCTCAACGCCGTGACGCCGACGTATCTGGTCTTCACGCTGCCAAACAGCTACGTGGCCGCGAACAACTTGCAATACGCGCCGGCAGCCGTCAAGAACGGCGCCACCTATAGCGCCGGTGCGGTGATCAACCCGCGCACCGACGGAACCTGCCGCGTGTACCTCGACACAGGCGCCACGGCGTTTGGGTCCGGCAACGCCATTGAAGTCAATGCGTTGTGCCCCATCGAGATAGCGTGAAGGACGCTCAATGACTCTCACCGCCACGCTTGGATCCGCCGGCTATGTTGTGGATCCCATCGCAAAGACCAACCCCGTCGGGCTCGACATCGCAGTCGGAACCGATCTGCTTTGCATCGGCGACTCGCTGACGGAGCAAAACGAGTTTGAAGACTCGACCCATCTGTACCGCGAAGATCGCGGCATGGACAACTGGACAAACATTGCGCTTGGCGCGCCGTTTGATACCTTGGAGTTTGCTGGCTACACCGGGCAAAACGCCAGCTACATCGTCACCCAGATCCCGGCCCTGCTTGCGCAGTACCCGAGCTGCGACGTTGTGCGCCTGCTGATGGGCACGAACGACTCGCTCAACGGCGTGGCCGCTGCAACAACGATTGCCGCCATCGACGAGGCATGCAGGCTGATCATCGACGCGAACAAAGTGCTGATCCTTTGCACCGTTCCGCCGAACACGTCGGTATCCGGTGGGACCGCTCTGCAGCGCGCCAACCATGCAACGGTGAACGGGCACATCATCGACAAAGCCATGTCCACGAGCGGCATCGTGCTGGGCGATGTGTTCACGGCCATCGTTGACGACGCCTCGGCGACTTCGGCCCCCGAGTCCGGAATGCTCTATGACGGCACGCACTTTGCCGCGAAGGGTGCGCAGGCCGCTGGCATCAACGGCATAGCCGCCGCCCTCGGCTCGCACGTGAAGAAGCGCTACCTTGCCGCATCGAAGGGCGGGGCCGGCAGTGTCTCGAACCCGTATGGCAACGTCATACCGAACCCGACCCAGAGCGGCACCGGCGGAATCTTGCTGGACATCGCCAGCGGCGACGCGCAAGGCACCCCTCCGGATAGCTGGTTCAACATGTGCATTGGGGCCGGCACTGTCGTCGTGTCGTCAAACACGGCTCGCACGGACTACCCGCAGAAAGTCTCACACCGACTTGTCGGCTCTATCGGCTCCGGCGGCTCTCTCTACATCTTCTCCAACCAACCAGACGTCAGTGCGTTTTGGACGCCAGGCAACAAGGCCCGCGGCTGGATCGAGCTGATCTGCACGACGCTGACCACCATCGCGAAGGTGGAGGTCAACTGCATCGTGCGCGACTCGGGCGGCGCGACGATCTACACCGCGTCCAATCTCGTCTCAGTCGATACCGCTGCGCTTGCCGCATTCAGCGGCACGGTGCCGATCCCGAAGTTCACGATCCCCGCCAGCGTCTACGACGTGTCGATACAGGTCGTGGTGACGCCCGTTTCTGGTGGTGGGTCAGTTGACATCAAGGTCAACGATGCCGTGCTGTACCAAATAGCTCCGTGAGGGAAATATGGCAATCAGATCCATCCAAACATCGGCCGGTTGGGACGTTGACGAAGTCGTAGACGCTCGATCCGAAACCGTCTCCAACAGCTTCACCGATACGTCGCTCTACAGCGGCCGAAAGATAGAGGTCGAGTACTCGCCAGCCAGCGCCCCGCAGCAGACCATTGCGTGCGCATCGATCAGCAAGTTCCGTTACGAGGCCTCGGTGTCAAACACGGGCGTCGGCCACTGCATGGCAAGCCTGAGCTGGTACGTGCACGAGGGAACTGGAAATCCCGTTCTCGCCATCGCGCACGAATCCAAGTTCGAGAACGCCGCGGCCGCAACGATTTCAATAGGCAAGGGCAGCGAGATCCAGCTCGCCGCCAATGCCGGAACCATCACGGCGTGGATGGGCTGCGTTTCGCAGATCGTGAGCAACGCCGGCACGATCACGACGGCAATCCTGCATGACGCTGATGTGGCCGCCAACACCGGCACGATCACGACGCTGATCGACTTTTATGCGCACGACCTGACCGGGAAGTCTGGTATCACGGCGAAGTACGCATTCAAGAACGATGACCCCGCAAAGTACAACCTGAGCGCGAGCCAGTGGATAAACCAGTCTCGCCAAAACGCCGTGCCGACAAACAGCTCGACGGTCACCGTGACGGCCCTGAAGAGCCGGCTGTTCTTGTCTCCAGCCGGAGCCATTGCGGGCTGCACTATCGCATTGCCGGCAGCTTCGACTTTGGTCGATGGACAAGAGCTAGAGGTGTACAGCACGCAGACCGTGACCACGCTGTTGTGGACGTGTGCGGGCGCAGCTTTCGTTTTGGCGCCCTCGACCATCACGGCAGCAAAGGGGCTCGTGATCCAGTGGGACGCCACCAACACCATCTGGTGGACCAAGGCATCGTGAGCGGAGCGTGGCGCCAAACATGAGCCCTGAAGTGCAACTCATATTCGACATCATCGGCGGCGTGTGCGGCCTGCTGGGCAGCTTCTTCCTGAAGGTGCAGTGGGAAAACATCCAGGAGCTTCGCAAGGCCAATTCCGATCTCGTCGCCAAACATGCCGAGATCGAAGTCCTGGTGGCCGGCCACTATGCGAAGCGCGAGGACGTGGACAAGCTCGGCGCAGCCCTGTTTGCCAAACTCGACCGGATCGAGACGAAGCTTGATCAGAAGGTGGACAAGGCGTGATGTCATGATCAACAGCCGCAGCCTGACCGAGTTGCACCCAGCCACCCAGCGCCGCGCCGTGGCATTCATCGACGCCTGCCAAAAAGACAGCATCGAGGTGCTGATCACCAGCACCTACCGCGACGCCGAATCTCAGGCCGCGCTCTATGCCCAGGGGCGCACGGCCGCCGGCAACCGCGTGACCAACGCCAAACCGGGGCAGTCCTGGCACAACTGGCGCCTAGCCTTCGACTTCGTGCCCATCGTGAACGGCAAGGCGCAATGGGACGACCTGGGCCTGTTCTTCCGCTGCGGCCGCATTGCCGAGTCGGTCGGCCTGGAGTGGGCCGGCAGGTGGAAGACGTTCCCCGAGCAGGCGCACTGCCAGTTCACGGCCGGCTTGAGCCTGGCAGACCTGCAGGCTGGCAAGGTATTGCCGGAGGATGCGTGATGGACTGGAGGGCACTGGTCAACACCGTCGCGCCGTGGATCGGCGCGGCCCTTGGCGGCCCGCTGGGCGGCCTGGCCGCCAATGCCCTGGGGTCGGCCTTGGGTCTGGACGAAAAGAGCGAGGCGAGCATCAGGCAGGCGCTGGCCGGCGTGACGCCCGAGCAGATGCTGGCGATCAAGAACGCCGAGCAGGAATTCCAGGCGCGCATGACGGAACTCGGGTTCAAGA